ACGCATGCTTCGGATGCGCTGGGGTATCTGGTTTGGCAGGAATGCCAGGTTGGAGTGAATACGATCGGGGAACGCGGGCAGAGATTGATTTAGGGAAAAAAAGCGCACAGGCTAAAGCCTGCGCCACCCCGGATAAGTGCTGGGTTCGGATTTGCGGTTGGATAGGGACAAATATGAGTGAGAAGGCAGGCATGTACCAACATATTGAACAGGAGCATCCGGATTACAGCGAGAAGGCCCGGATGTGGCGGCGGTATCGCGATATTTATGCCGGTGGGGAGCACTTCCGGCGGCATGCCGAGCACTATCTGGTGCGCCGGCTCAAGGAGCCGCTGGAGGTCTATCAGGAACGGCTGGCGCGCGTGTTCTATGAGAACTACGTCGGCTCGATTGTGGACTGGTATGCGGCTACGCTGATGCGCGAGGAGCCGGTTATCGATCTGACGGACGGCAGCCCGCAGTCGCGGGATTTCTTCGCTCAGTTTATACAGAATTGCGATCAGCGCGGGACTACGCTCTCGCAGTTTTTCCGGCAGCAGCTGACGGAGTCGCTGGTATGCGGGAAGTCGTATGTGGTGGTGGATTTTCCGCGGACTGGCGGCGAGGCGCGGACGCGGGCTGAAGAAGACGCGCTGGGGCGGAGCCGGGCATATCTCGTGAGTTACAACGCGGAAGAAGTTATTAACTGGAGTTACGACGACCGGGGCGAGATGGAGTGGGTGGTTATTCGGACTTCGTGGCTGAAGCAGGACGGGGTTAAGTCGCTTGGGTGGAAGAGGGAGACGCGGTGGATTTATTATGACCGCGAGAACTACGAGATTTACGAGCGGGATAAAGAGATTCAGCTGGTGGAGAGCGGCAAGCATGGATTCGCGGGGATCCGAAGAGTGCCTGTCTATGAGATTCAGGTGAGCGACGGGTTATGGCTGACTAATAAGGCCGCGTCGCTGCAGCTGGAGCACTTCAATAAGTCGAATGCGCTGGGATGGGCGCTGACTATGGGGTTGTTTGCCATGCCGGTGATTTACTCGGACCGCGAGTGGAGCCAGGTGGTGGGCGAGAGTTATTACATCCAGCTGGGGCCGCAGGACAAGTTTGGATGGGCTGAGCCGGATGGCAAGGTTTATCAGATTGCGGCGGACAATCTGGATCGGCTGAAAGATGAGATCTACCGGGTGTCGTATCTGATGCAGCAGGCGGGTGATAGTGGTGGATCGATGCAATCCGGGCTGAGTAAGCAGTGGGATTTTGCGGTCACGCAGGAGATTCTGGGGGCTTATGGCGACGTGGTCAAAGACGCCATGCGGAATATTATGAACGGCGTGGCGGCGGCGCGGCGCGATGAGATGACTGTGGATGTTACCGGGCTCGATTCGTTCGATATTACGGATTTCAGTTCGGAAGCGGCGGATGCCGAGAGTTTGCTGAAGCTGGGGATTGAGTCGCCGACGCTGAAGAAACAGATTTTTAAACGGGTGGCGCTGAAGTATCTTTGCGATGCGCGGCAGGATGTGAAGGATCGGATTGCTGAAGAGATCGATGAGAGTTAGTCCACAGGCTAAAGCCTGTGCCACCACGGACGCGCGGCTTTCGCCGCGCGGGCAGATTACCAATCTGCCCCACATTCAGCAGACTGGTAATGTGCTTACTTCAGCAGAGGAAATTAAGGGAGGTTACGAGGACAATATGGACGAACCGGATGTGCAGACGATCGTACAGCAGGCGATCAATGAATATATGCGCCAGGATACGGCGCGGCGCGAGCCTGCTTATAAGACGGAGTTGCAGGAAGAACGCAGACGCCGTGAGCAGCTGGAGAAGCGGCTGAATGAAATGGCCGAGGAGAACAAGAAAGCCCGGGCCGTCGCCGAAGAGGCGCAGCGCGCAGGGGCGATTCGCTCAGAGCTGCAGCGGCTGGGCGTCGTGAAGGTCGATCTGGCTTTCAAGGCCGTACAGGATGGGGTTGTGCGCACGGAAGACGGACGGCTCACCGCGGGCGACCAGTCGCTGAGCGAGTTCTTAACGGGATTTGTACAGGAGAATCCGGAGTTTCTGCCGGCACGTATTGCCGGAGGAACGGGGATGACGGGGACGCAGAAGACCGCGCCGGTTAGCACCGGCGGCATCGATCTGGATAAGATCGGCCCGTCGATGAGCAAGGAAGATCTGGAGCGGGCGCGGCAGGAAATTCTGCGGGTCGCGTCGCAGTCGCTTCGGTAACGCGAAGTAAAAAAAAGAGCGGACATGCAAGGGAGGGCTTCGGCCCTCCCTTTTCTATTTGGCCGAGATTTTATTTGGCCGTGGAGTGAAAAAGGAGAAGAATGCCTTCAATTACGTCAGCAAATGTTGCAAATGCAATCGTGAAACTGGTGGCCGCGGATGCGCTGCCGGCGCTGGTCGGGAACCTTGTTATGGGGAACCTGGTCAATCGCGATTATGAGCCAGTACTGGCACAGGCGGGCGATACGGTGAATGTGCCGATCGCGCCTCAGCTTGTGGCCAACAATATCGCGGAGGGCGGGGCGGTGCAGCCGCAGAATCCCAGCCTTTCGAATGCGCAGATCGTGCTAAACACGCACGCGGAAGCGACGTTCCAGATTCCGGACGTCACGAAAGTTCTGGCGGTGCCGGATCTGCTTCGCGTGTACATGCAGCCGGCGGTCGTTGCGATCGCTGAGCGGATCGAAAGCGATCTGCTGAACCTGTATGCGGGATTCACGTCGAATACGCCGCTCGGTGTGGCCGGCACGCCGATCACGGAAGCTGTTCTGGATCAGGCGGAGACCGCGTTGTTCCAGGCGAAGGTACCGGCGAACCGGCCGAAGTATCTGGTGGTCGACAGCAATACTTACTCGGCGATGCGTCAGATACCGCGTTTCAGCGAGTTTCAGACGGCTGGTGAAGCCGGTCTGCGGAGCATCATCGACGGGACTATCGGGAAGATCAAAGACTTCTACGTGTTCCGTTCGCAGTATGTTCCGGCGACGGGCAGCTCGCCGCTCAACACGCATAACCTTGCGTTCGAGCGGGATGCGATCGGTCTGGTGGTGCGGCGCCTGCCGCAGCCGCTGCCGGGAACGGGTGCGATTGCGGAGTACGCGGAACTGGGGAACTTCGGCATGCGAGTGACGATGAGCTACCAGCCGAATACTCTGTCGCAGCAGTTTACGGTGGATGTGCTGTATGGTTGCGCGGTGCTTCGCAATAACTTTGCGGTGCAGATTAATAGCTAGTTAGTTAGTTGCGGGTAAGTGGGGGCGGGCGGGTTCGCTCGCCCCTGTTTTGTGTTGGTTGGTTGCGGAGAAAGTCAAATACCAGGAAGTTCACAGGCTAAAGTCTGTGCCACCACGTAGTGGTAAGTGGTGGATTTGTGCTGATTACAGTCGGTTGTGCGGATTAAAGGTGGGGTTAGAGGAGATAACGATGGACTTACGGTCTTACTACAAGAAAGTTCGGGAAGCGGATTCGACGCTCAGGGGAAACGACGTTGTGCTCGTGAGTCTGGCGACCTCCGAAGGCGGTAAAGAAGGCGTGCTGACAGAGGCGCCGCGCGGCGTGGCGGCGAAGCTGATCGCCGAGGGACGGGCGCGCGTGGCGACAGAAGCCGAGGCTGGCGGATTCCGCGAGGGGCTTCGAGCGGGGCGCGAGCAGTATGAACAGGACGAAGCGGCGCGGCGGGTCCAGCTTGTGATGGTGCCGGCCAGGAGCGTCAGGAAATCGACGAAGGATCGGAGTTAAGAAGCTATGGGACTTTTTATAGACGGACCTGCGATTACCATCGACGACCTGATCGCCGAAGATTCGGGGTTGCTCATTACCTCGCAGACGGTGGGCATTAATGTCACGTCAAAGCTTGGCCTGGCGATGAGCGAGGTGCAATCCGAACTGGAGACGCTGCTGCTGCGGCTGCAGTCGGCAGTATCGGTCGTCGGGCTGATTCAGCCTCCGGGAATCGGGCAGGTTGTGGTGACGCCGGACCTGGCGCGATGGGAGAAGATGCAGGCGCTGATGATGGTTTACCGCGATGCGGCGTACACGCAGCTGATTGACCGCTATAAGTCGAAGTGGGACATGTTCACGGCGCTCAACGGGGCGGCGCGTAATCAGTTTATTGCGAACGGAATCGGTCTGGTGAATAGTCCGGTGCCGGTGGCTGCGATACCGGTTCTGGGGACACAGTCGGTGAGTTCGACGCAAGCGGGCGGGACGTTCTATGCGTGCGTGACGTGGGTGAACGCGGCGGGACAGGAAGGGTCGCCTTCGGCCGCGGCGTCGATTGTGGTTCCGGCGAACAACCTGATGACGGTGATGGCGACGGGCGCGCCGGCGAATGCGGTGGGCTTCAACGTTTATGCGGGAACGGTACTGGCGATGATGACGCTGCAGACGGGCGTGCCGCTGCCTGCGGGAGACGCGTTCACTTACATTCCGGGGATTTCGACCAGCTCGCAGTTGCCGGGCACGGGGCAGGTTCCGGATTACGTGAAGGCTTTGCCGGCGACGATTATGCGCGGCTAGAAAAGGGAGAGAACGATGGCAGGATACAGCGGCACACTGGCGGCGCAGGTTATGGCGCTGCTGACGTCGACCACGAGCGGCGTCAACTCGCGCATTACGTCGATAGAAGCGAACGACACGACGCTGAAGGGGGTGGGGATCCGATCTTTCGTCGCAATGAACGTTAGTCCGGAGATTGCCGAGACCTCGGGCCAGGCGTTATATCCGGCGCTGCTGGTCTACTGCGATCGGGTGCAGAACTTACAGCGAGAGAAGGGGCGCGACTTTTCCGGGCGGGTACATCTGACGATCGAAATCCGGCAAACGCAGGAGACGCTGGCCGCGATCGACGTGAATACGGAGATGTATGTGGACGCGGTTATTGCGCTGCTGGGCGAGGCGCGGGGGCAGTGGGGAGACGGCGCGTCGTACTCGGGCGGCTACGAGGTGGAATATGAGCCGGTGGCGATGGGCGGGAAAAATTTCTTACAGCGCGCGAAGGTCAACTTCGCCGTGGAACTGAGCGAATAACTTATGTCTTACATTTTATCGAACGCAAACCGTTGGTACTGCGCACTGGAATCCGCGTATGGACAGGTTCCTGCGATTACCGCTACGAACCGGATTCCCGCCGTCGGCATGAAGGTGCAGAATCAGCGCGACAAGAATCAGCGGAAAGACAAGACCGGCACGCGGACGTGGCAGGGATTGCCGGTTGGTATGCGCCGTCATACCACTATCGACGCAACGTCGTACATGAGGGACTGGCCGGATCCGACAACATTACCGCCGCACGACCCGCTGATCGAAGGCGCGATGGGAGGGCAGGGAGCGATCTGGCAGGGCGGCACAGTGAGTACGGGGACAACGCAATCGTCGATCTATTTCGTTTCGCCGCACGGGCTGACGCCGGGACAGGCTATCGTGTCGGGCGGCGAAATTCGGTTTGTGGCCGCGGTGGTGACGCCGCTCGTGGTGGTAGTGAACGCGCCATTTACGGTGGCCCCGGTGGTGGGCGTGCCGCTTAGCTCGACGGCGAATTACACGCTGGCGACTCAGTTGCCGAGCGTCAGTTTGTTCGATTACTGGGATCCGTCCGATGCCGTGCAGCGAATTATTCCAGGGGTTGGCGTCGACAAGATGACGATCTCGATGAATGGCGACTTTCACCAGTTCGAGTTTTCCGGGATGGCGCAGGACGTGCTGGATAGCGCGTCGTTTCAGGCTGGACAGGGTGGAATGAGTGCGTTTCCGCTGGAGCCGACGCCAACGCCGATCAACTATGCGCTGGTGCCCGGAAATCTGGGCGAAGTGTGGATGGGCGTGATTCCGAATCAGATGTTCACGGTGACGCAGGCGTCGGTGGAAATCAAGAACAACGTGGCGATGCGCGAGAACGAGTACGGTGCGATTCTGCCGCTGGCGATTGCACCGGGCGCCCGCGAGGTGACGGTGACGCTGGAGTTCTTCAGCCTGGACGATGTGCCGACGGCGGCGCTGTATCAGGCGGCGCGGCAACAATCGCCGGTGGGCGTGATGTTCCAGATGGGTCAGGTTGCGGGGCAAATGCTCGGCGTGTATCTGAAGAGCATGATTCCCGATGTGCCGGAGTTCGACGATGCCGATACACGGCTGAAATGGCATTTCAGGAACACGCGGGCGCAGGGAACGCAGGACGACGAAATGGTGGTGGCGTTTGGATAGCGGCAACAGTTGGGAGAGCCGGCTGATTGTTGCGTCGGAATCAATGCCGGGCGTATCGTTCGCGATTGCGCGGATGACGTTCGGACGGCGGCTGGAACTGATGAAGCGGGTGCGCGACCTGGCGGCGCGGATCGAATACTTCGAAGCAGCCAGGGACGAGAAGAACCGCATGGAGGCGAGCCTGCTGGGCGCCGAGCTGGACAAGCTGTATCTGGCGTGGGGGCTTGCGGAAGTGCGCGGGCTTGCGCTCGATGGGGAGGCGGCAACGCCGGAGTCGCTGGTAGAGCGCGGTCCCGAAGCGCTGGTGCATGAAGCGCTGGCGGCGATCAAGGCCGAGTGCGGGCTGACGGAGACAGAAAGAAAAAACTAATCGTCGCGTTCCACTTCCAGTTTGCGAACCGGGCCGGGTGGGATTGCGACGCGTGTCGAAAAAACGGTCTGGAGGCGAAGCGGCGCTGCGGATTCCTGCCGCCTGAAGGCCGCGCGGAGCCGCGAACGGTGTGGGCGCGGAAGCGGGCGCGGACGGAGGAATGTCCGAAATCGCTGGTGACGGGAGAGAGCCTGGCGCTGCTCGAAGAATTCTTTGTGCGGCGTCGATTGGGCATGGTGGACGGGATGGAAACGCCGGCCCGCAAGGTGGACGCGTTTTTGATTTTGCGTGAAGAGATGGAGCGCGAGGAGAGAGATGGCACGTCATCATCGGAACATTGAGGAAGAATTTCAGGCGATATCGCCGCCTGGGTATAAGGGCATTCCGTCCGCACAGCCGATCGCGGTGGGCGTGACGGGCAGTGGCGGCGCGGATTCGACTGCGTCGGCGTCGCAGGCATCGCAGGAAATCAGCCAGCTGGAATCGCAGTTCAAACAGCAGGCGGACCTGATTCAGGCGAATACGCAGGCGTTGCAGGACAGCACGTCGGCGCATACGGGCACGTCGATTGGCAGTTCGATCGGTGGCGCGGCGACGAGCATACTGGGCGGCGGGCTTGGACTTCTTTCGCCGATTGTTTCCGGGATTATGAGTTTGTTCGGGGTGGGCGGGGGGAAATCCGCGCCGGCTCCGTTGCCGTTTTATACTGCGCCCCCGAGCGTTCAGATGAGCGATACGTTGCGAAGCGCGACGCCGAGTGCGGCATCGGTTTCAAGCGCAGCTCCGAGCGCGGTATCGGCTTCGGGCGCGGCGCCGAGTGCTGGTTCGAGTGGCGGCAGCGGCGGGTCGAGTGCGGCGGCGCAGGTCACTGTGAATGTGAGTGCGATGGATAGCCAGTCGTTTATGGACCGGAGCGGCGATATTGCGAATGCGGTGCGCGAGGCGATGCTGAACCTGCATCCGATTAACGATGTTGTGGCAAATCTTTGATGTTGTGGCGAATCTTTAGGCGGATACGGAGATTATATGGCGACTTTTCCGACGTTACTGAAAACCGGCGCGGTGGCGCAATATCCATTGAATCGCGAGGTGAGCTTATCGACGCAGGCCGTGCAGTTTCTGGACGGCAGCCAGCAGACGTATCAGCTGAGCGGCGCGGGGCTGCGCAGCTGGATATTGAAGCTGGATCTGCTGGATGAGGCGGAAGTTTCCGCCGTGATTGCGTTTGCCGAGCAGATTGGAACGGGCACATTTTCGTTTACCAACCCGGTGACCGGTGAGACGGCGGCGAAGTGTGTGATTGCGGGCGAAAAACTGGAGACTTCCCTGGTGGGCGAACTCCATGGAAAAGCAATGCTCGGAATCGAGGAAGTGAAATGAACTGGTTTCCGCAGATTGGTTCGGGCGCCATAGCGCAGTTTCCGCTGCAGCGGAAGAGATTCTGGCGGGCGATCACGAACGTGATGGAGAGCGGAGAACTGATATCGCTGCCGGATGCGGATGGCGGGCAGATCGAGTGGAAGCTGAGCTATCAGGAACTGACGGATGCCGAAGTCGCGAATCTGACGAGCCTGTTTGCAACGTCGGGCGGCGAGGCTGGTTCGTTCGGGTTTGTGGATCCGTTCGCGAACCTGCTGGGCTGGAGCGAGGATCTTTCGCAGCCGGGCTGGGAGTTGGGAGAACTGACAGCGACTGGCGGGTTCAGCGATCCGGTGGGAACCACGCGGGCGTGGAATCTGCAGAATGCCAGTGGCGCGGAGCAGATGCTTTCACAATCGCTGGGTGTTCCGGGCGCGTATACGATTTGTTTCAGCGCGTATGTGTGGAGCGCCGCTGCCGGCAGTGTCGGGATGCTGCGCGATGCGGCGCGCGTAAATGTCACGATCGGTCCGCAATGGAAGCGGGTGCAGATCAGCGGTGCGGGAGCCAGCGGCGCCACGGCATCGGCTTTCTCTCTGGCCATTGGTGCGGGGAGCAGCATTCGGGTATTTGGATTACAGGTGGAGGCTCAGCCCTGGCCCTCAGCGTATCGGCCTACCGGCGCTGCGGCCGGCATTCTCGAAGAAACGCGTTTCAGCGGCGGGGAACTGGCGGTGGTCAATACGGCGCCAGGTCTTTCGGCCTGTCAGGTGAGCCTGGTGTCGCGGATTTAGCGGCGGAAGAACGGAATAAAAGGACCCATGGAAAGCCCATTCACAGCCAAAGAATTACTTGTTGCCGATACGCCGGTATTCCTGTTCGACTGCACGATGGCCGATGCTTCGGTGCAGAGCTGGAGCAGCCAGACGATTCAGGTATCCGGCACTACATACGTCGGCCGCGTGCTCAAACATAATCTGTTTGAGGCACAGGTGGCTTCCGATACGCAGATTGGCGGGTCGCCGAAGCTATCGTTCGAGCTGGCGAATGCGGACTCGTATTTTTCCGAAGTGGAGCAGGAGATCGGATTCAAGGGATCGCTGCTGATCGTGAGCTCCCTGTTTGTGAATACGACTACGGGACTGGCGACGACGGACGCGATCGTGGTGTTCCGCGGGCTGGTGAATCCGCCCGAGCTGATTACGGAATCGACGTTCCGGCTGAGCGCGATGAACCGGATGTCGATGCAGCGCACGCAATTGCCGGAAGTGAATGTGCAGCGGCTTTGTCCGTGGCGGTTTCCAACCACCGCGGGACAGCGTGCGGAGGGCGCAGACAGCGGGCCTGAGAACAAGTACTCGTTCTTTTACCGTTGCGGGTATTCGCCGGATCAGCCTGGCGGGGTCGGCAATATGAATGCGGGCGTACCTTACACCGCGTGCGCGCTGACACGCGCGGATTGTACATTGCGCGGCATGTTTACGTCGGATTCGAGCGGAAACACGACCGGCCGATATGGCGGGCTGGAATATGTTCCGGCAACGATTCTGGTGCGCGGCGCCGGGCAGAAGAACCTGCAGCTATCGAACGTACAGGACAATCAGGCCGCGTACAACGATCCGGTTCCGCTGGTTTACGGCACGCAGTGGCACATGCCGGACGTTGTGTTCTCGCGCAACGACGGCAACCTGACGCGCATGGAAGTGCTGCTCTCGATGGGCGAAATTCAGGGTGTGATGACGGTGCTGGTGGATGACATCATTATTCCCCAGGCCGTCAACGGGCAGAATATGACTTCGACCGGCTGGTGGACTCTGATCACTGCCGGCACAAGAAACGGGCAACAGGACCCAAACTTCGGCGACGGAGGCAATGGGCCCATTGGCGACCCCTACGGTAGCATGGCTTACCTGTCGATAGTTGTCCCGAACCAGATCAACGACGGTTCCAGCATTCCCACGGTGCAGGTGCTGATGCAGGGCATGAAGCTGTTGCAGTACGATACCAGCGGCAATTCGCTTGGCGCGAGTTTCTCATCTAATCCTGTGTGGGTTTTGCTGGACATTCTGCGGCGATCCGCTTATAGCCTGGATGAGATCAACTGCGCCAGCTTCGCAACGGCGGCGGCTTATTGCGACGCGACCATTTCGGTGGACGATCCGATTGCCGGCGAAGTATCGGTACCGCGATTCGAGTGTAACTTCGCGCTGAAATACCAGCGGAGCGCGGGCGAGATCATCCGTTCGCTGCGTAACTCATCGCGGGTTTACCTGGTGCTGAATACCAGCGGGCTACTGGAAGCGCGGATTGAAAATACTTACGCGCTGCAGCAACCGACGCTTCCGGCGAACAGCAACTCGACGGAAATGTTCAATGGTGGATGGCCGGCGTACGAGTTCGATGAGACATCGATTGCCAGAAACAGCGACGGAAGCGCGAATTTCAGGATTAGTTCCAAAGGCGCACAGGATACACCCAATCAGCTGACGGTGGAGTTTCAGGACGAATTCAACCAATACCAGCAGGATAGTTTGTCACTTACTGACGGGAATGACTCCGACTTATGCGGCCAGATCATCGCGGCTAACTGGGACGCGATGGGGATTAGCAACTTCAGTCAGGCTTCACGCATGCTGTTGCTGGGGCTGAATCGCGGAATCGAAGGGAATCAGTTCGTGCAGTTCGAGACCAGCGTGAAGGCGCTGGGATTGATGCCGGGCGATCTGATTACAGTCACTTATCTTAAAGAGAACCTGGAGCGAACACCGTATCGGATTCAGAAAATTACGCCTGGCGCATCATTCCGCACCGCAGTTATCTCGGCTCAGTTACACAACGATCTCTGGTATTCCGACACCGCATCCGGCATCATCAGCGGCCGCGGCTGGCAGTCAGGAAACGGTTCGGGAATTCCCAATCCGGTTGGTGGCACGGTGCTCGATGCCAACGGCAATCTGCAACTGGGAATCACGGAAGCTGAGATTACGGGGAACGACGGCTCTGCCGATGTCGAACTGACCGTTGCGTTCACGGAGCCCTCGGGCCAGATTGGAACTCTTGCGGCTCCGCTGGTCAGTCTGGTGCCGACGGTCATTTCGACGGGAGGCACTCTGGCAGGCGGCGACACGTGGTTTTACGCTTTGAGCACGCTCGATGGCAATGGCGGTGAGAGCCAGTTGTCATTCATTGTGCAGGCGAGCACAGGGGCGGGTTCGAACACCAGTGTGGTCGAACTGTCTGGTATCGCGCTACCGGTTGGCGGGGTATCGTTCAACGTGTATCGCGGCGTGACTCCGCAGCAATTGTTCCGCATCGCTTCGACTCAGGCTCCGGCCTCAACATTTACTGATACTGGGCTGCCGCCCTTGCCTATCCTGCCGCCCGATCCTAATTTCGATCATGTGGATCTCTATTGGCGATGGGAGTTGCTGCCGGAAGCGGCGGTCACCGTGCATACGGCCACTACGGTTGGCAATGGCGTGCTGGCGCTCGCGGTCAATGAGTTCCAGTCGGCCATCGTTCGCATTACCCGCGGAACCGGCGCAGGGCAGGAACAACAGATCGCAAGCAATACAGCCACGGTGATTACAGTGGGTCAGCCGTGGACTGTAGAGCCGGACGACACGAGTTACTTCACGATTGCGGAAAATTCCTGGCGAGCCGGTAACAGCGGAAAGTCGAGCCCGTTGACGATCGACGTTCCGGAGAGGATTGGCAGCGGAGTGCAGGTATCGGCTCTCGCGGCTAATTCGAGCGGGGACGAAGCGTCGTACGAGCAATCGCCGCTGACGCGGTGGATACTGGGCGAATCGGGAACGCTGGCGGCGGATTTCGCTGTGCCGCCGGCGCCGGCATTTGCGCTTTCGGCGTCCCAGGGGATAGTCGAGTTGGGCGGCATCGCGTTCACATCGCTGCAGAATACGACCAGCATCACGGCTGGCACGTATACGTTCCACTACTTCGACGAAATCAACGCGACGCCGGTTGCGTTGAGCGCCCTTGTGGCTGCGGCGGATACGACTATTCAGTTTTCCGTGGCTGTGGCGGCGGGAACGCTGGTGCAGATCGATCAGGAAATCATTCTGGTGGGAACGACGACATCGGGCGCGAGTGCCGTGACGCGCGGGATGCACTCGACTACCGCCGCAGACCATGCGGTGACTGCGCCTGTGTATCCGCTATCGGATAAGGTCGTGATTGTTCCGTTTATTAAGGAGTTTTTCGGCAGTCCGGCGAGCGGCGAATGGAATTACAGCGTGGAATTGCCGGATGTGCGGATTGCCAGCGTTGAGCTTTATATGACTAACTCGCTGGGAGCGGGTGCCGTCGCAATCAGTCCATTCACGGCGACGAACGATTCCGGATTGCGGACGCTGGCGGGCGGGCAGTATTCGTTCCAGATTACGGGCTATCTGGCGGTGCAGACGGGCGCGGCTCCGAATATTATTGTCGATTCGGCGCGATCGGTGGGGGATATTTATGCTGTTCTGCGAGCGCCGTCGTCAGGGGCGGGCGTGACGCTGGAACTGAATCTGAATGGCGCGCCTTATGCTACGGTGCAGTTCGATCCGGGAACGATTACGTCGTATGTGGTCGACGGGTTCGGGCTGCCGGCGTTTACTGCGGGGGATCAGTTGAGTCTGGATGTGACCGGGGTGGGGACTTCGAATCCGGGAAGCGATCTGACGGTGATTATCCGGTTATAG